TGCTGGGATACGCTGCCATTTCTTGTAGCCTGCCAGTTCACGCAGCTTGCGCTGTAACGGCGTGACCTTGTAGTCACGGGTACATTGACGCATCAAGATGCCCTCACCCACCCCGCTTGGCGATGCGGTGAAGAAAGGCGGCGATGCGCTTCTGTTGTCTGGGTTCATGACATCTTCAAACAGATTGCCTCGCGTCACACGCAGAACGGGAAACGGTAGCTGTGTTTCCAGCCAGTCTAGCCATTCGTATATGTGATCGGGTTCCGCTTGTGTGTCTGCGAAGATCGCGTAGTCAGGCATGGGTGTGATCTCACCCTTCGCTGCCATCAACGCCATCACGCTCGACTGTACGCCTGCGCCCAGGCTGATTACGGTTAGCTTGCTCATTGTTAATAATCTTTCGGCGTAATCAACCGCACATCTGCGCTGTCTTCATATCTATCAGTTGGGCCTTTATCTATTTCGTAACCCCACAAACCTTCATTTTCTACTTTGTCGTTGTAGAAACGATTAAGTTTTTCTTCTGCCTCATGCTCGTCTTTAGCTTTAACCAGAACCCAATGAGTTCCACTATAATTAACTCTATATCCAAATTCTTTTTCATCACTCATCTTATGCCTCCCAAGGCCTTGTCATTTCATTTGATTCCAGATAATGCCACACAGCAGAACCTGGAATTGCATGCGTCTTGACGATGCTGCCCTTGTACTTCTGCACATACGACACAGCTTTCATTGCAGATTTTTCTCCACTAGCTAATCCAGATTTACTCAAAGCCTCCTTGGCCAAGAGTTCTAGCTCTTTGCGCTTGTAGAACTTTGTACTGCTCATCGCATCAACCACGATCCCAGCGATTTTGACTTCATCGTCCTCTGTCAGCGCGGGTTTTGTGTTGCGCGGCGTGAACTCATTCACCTTCCAAATACCATCACCAAAGTCGAAGCTGGCCAGATGTTCTTTAGGCTCCATTGCGTTACGCGCCTCGTAGAAGATAGAGACATCGGGCTTCTCGCCGCTGAGCTTGATGCCGCTATCGAACCATCCTGCGAATACGCTACCGCCCCGTGCTGACATGAACGATTTATCATCTGCCCGTTCTTTACCTGTATGGTGGGCGATGACCACGCTGATACCGTGCATGTCGATCAGCATATCAACACGGTCTAGGAGCTTTCGTATCTCTGTGTTGGAGTTCTCTTCGCCGTCAAAGAAGTTGATGATCGGGTCGATCATGACGATGTCGGGCTTGTGAAACTCTATCTCTTGGCTGAACTGTTCGATGTCTTGGTCGCGCATCAGGTTCTTGCGTAGCCTGCCGCTGATGATCAGGTTGCTATGCCCCATGGACAACAGTTCCTGATCGAACTCAAAGCGCCGATAGTATGTGTCTATACGTCGCTTCAAGAACTCTGCGATGATCTCAGCCTGGAACCACATAACCTTGAGTGGGCGACTGAACTCGACATCCATAAAGTCTGTGCCAGTGGTTGCTCCTGCTGCGAAGGCACCAAGCCAGTTGGATTTACCAATCTTTGGTTTGCCCAACAGCAGTACCCGACTCTTCTGGAATATGAAGGCATCGCCCCAGTACTGTTCGATGCCATCGTCGGTCATGCTTGACCATTCATCAGCATTGAATGCTTGCAGCCCTAGTGGGCCAGAGGTTTTTTCTTCTTCATCATCCGTTCGCCTTTCATCCAGCGGGTCTTCTTGTGACTGTATCTCTTTGAGATCCTCGTTGATCTCAGTCTGCCACTTGGATGTTTGCCACCCCATAATGCCTGCATTGACATCGTCTGGGTGCCGTTTGATGTGGCCGTTAACTATGCTGATGGTGGTGCGGGTGACTTCGATCAAGTCCATGGGCGGGAAACACCCTTGATTCCAATCCTGCGCCTTGATCAAGACCTCGCGCATACCCCAGCCTTCTTTGACCCACTTACCTACCAGTCTGGCCAGCGTATCGTTACGACTGCCTTGTTCTCTGGGTTCTTCAGTAAGCTTTTCTCGGATCGATTCGACTTTGTTGCCGGTGTTGAAGACGTGTATCTGCTGCAGGTCCTTGTCTGCGATCACAGGCAGGTCATCCATCCCGCCGACGCCGTACCCCTGATCGCACTCCATGCTGTAGCCAACGCTGGGTGCCACCATGACGTAGCCGCCATCTCCTCGGATGTCGAGTTTGTTTTGGCCAACGCTGTTGCGGATGACAGAGCCACCACCTAGAGAATAGAAGTAGTGCTTACCACCCCGCGGCGTTGTTTGAACCAGTGGTGTGCGAGATATCGCGCCTGCATCTATCCATCTGACTGCATCGTCCGAGTCAGCATCGACCACGGCGAATGATATGCCGGTGATTGCTGCCCAGTTCGCGCCTGGATACTGCGTGTGCCATTGGTTGATCTCGTCCTTTGATGGCTGGATCTTCTGATAGTGTTGCCACTTGACCCGTGGTGTCTTAGCCCACTTGGCCTTGAGGTCTTCTTCTGTTTCAAACGGATGCCGTGTTCTGAAGTACTGTGGGACTACTTCGGTAGGTGAGCCACATGGAATGATGTGCATTCCTTGTTCCCACATATCATGTAGCAGTTCTTCTTTTGCCTCGGGGGACATGGGCCCGTCTGTGTTTGACGATAAGAAAGGCATCATCACTCCACCCTTTGTACCCAGAACGCATCTTCCGAGACACGTCTTGATTTTATTTTCATTCCCAAGTTGTACGCGGAAGTCCTAATTCCCCGAACTTCTTCCTCGCTTTTGACGGTGATGGTATCGTTCACTTCCATCTTGCTCAGAAGCTTCTGCCATTTGCCCGAACCTCGAGTAGGATGCGGCGGCACCTCTGAGTTTTTTTCAATCACATATTCCATTGCTGGCTCCTTTACCAGTTGCCGATACTAACTCCCCATATTCTTTAATACAATTTTTTTTGTAAAAGGTGTTGCACTTTGTTTATCCATCAGTCATTCTCGGTTGCGTAGAGAGTTGAGTTGATAGATAGAAAAGGAAAAGGATATGGCAAGCATTGAATGTTTGGCTAAGCAGTGGCTTGGAGCGAAAGAAAAGAAAGCAGAGATTGAGCGGCACATCCAGCGGATTGAACGTGAGATCCTTGATTCTAAAGAAGCAAGTGAGCTTCTAAGACCCATCCATAATGAAGGTGGCGAGAAGACTAAAGACGGTATCACCGTTGCTATTAGTCGTACCCATGTCTGGGATCAAGCCCAGATTGATGAACTCCTAGAGGCTACGCCTCAAGACGAGTGGCCCTCCTTTGTTTCCCAGCAGACTTCCTACAAGGTCGATATGCGTTCGTTTCAGACGTATGCCATGAACCATCCGAAGGATTCAGGCAAGTGGCACGATGCACACTCGATCAAACTCGGTGACCCTAAGGTCAAAACCATCAAGGCTGAAAACATAAAGGAGGCATAGCATGTCGTTACTTCAGCAAGTGACGAGCACCCGCGAAAGCGGAGGCTCAACACCGCCTGTACGGATGAATATCCAGGGTACGGACGGTATCGGTAAGAGTACGTTTGGATCAGGGGCTGAAAGCCCTATCTTCATACAGGCAGAGGACGGTCTGTCCTTTATCAACGCCCCGCGGTTTCCCCAAGCAAACACTTGGCAGGAACTGTTGGACCAGGTGAAGACGCTTGTGATGGAAGATCATGCGTACAAGACTGTTGTTCTTGACACCACTGACGCTGCAGCCAAGCTTGGCGAAGCTCAAGTGTGTGAACAGAACGGTTGGTCATCGGCGGCGGATCCCAAGGCAGGTTACGGTGCGTTCTACGTTGCCGAAGAAAACGCCTGGGTTCATCTGCTGTCAGGCCTCAATGCGCTGCATACCCAGAAGGGTATGAACATCATCTTGTTAAGCCACGTTGCTTCCAAGGCATACAAAGATCCTGAACTGGAGCCGTATGACCGATGGGAGATGCGCTGCAACAAGAAGGTGAACGCGCTCATCAAAGATTGGGTTGATTTCAACCTGTTCGCAAACTACGAAACCCAGTTGATCAAGGACGGCCAGAAGGCCAGAGGTGTCAGCTACGGCAACCGTGGTTTGTACACAAAGTTTGCTGCGGCATACGATGCGAAGTCTCGTATTGAACTGCCCTCCAAGCTTGAGTTTTCATGGGATAAATTCATGGAAGCCTACATCGCAGCACTGTCTGCAAACACAAACACTGAAGCAGCTTAAAGGAGCAGCACTATGGGTCTATTAGATCAAGGAATCGATGTCAGCAATATTGAGATTGGTGGCTCGGACAATACCCCAATGCCAGCAGGCGATTACACACTGGCTGCGGCGATGTACGAAGAGACTATGTCGAAGGCCGGTAACGAGATGATCAAGATTGAGTTCAACGTAGTTGGACCCACTCACGCAGGTCGTAAGGTCTGGGATTATTTTGTTCTGAACAATCAGGTTGGCCTGTCTCGACTGAAGGCTTTCATCGGATCAACGGGACAGGATGCATCTCAGTCCTTGAACACCGACATGCTTCGTACCGCGATGGGCAAGCAGTTTACTGCAGCCATCAAACTCGAGCCTGCTGCAGGCCAGTACGGGCCCAGCAACAAGATTGGTGGGTACAAATCTGGTGCCGGTGCGCCTCAGGCCCACGCTCAAACTGAGCAGCCACAACAGGCACAGGCTACGCCAGCCGCAGGTCTGAACACCGCAAGCTGGTCTTGATGTGAGATTGGTCGGGGGTTTGGTTTAGCCCTCTCATGGCACGTTCCCGTCCGTGTGACCGAAGGCGGGGCTAACTTGGAGAACATCATGGACAAGAATGACATAAAGACAGGAATAATAGTCGGCATCGGGATCATCGTTACGATATATGCCCTGTCGTTTGTGTTGCTTTTGGTCGTGGGTAGATAAAAGAAAAGGAATGAGAATGAATTTACAGTCTGAAAAAACAATACGCTTCTCTCGTAACGCACTGAACAGCCACATCATGGCTGAAGCGGTCAAAAGCGGAACGAAGAAAACGGCAGCGACTGCGGTCATTGCCCAGAGGGTTGGTGTTGATCGCAAGAGCTTGAAGGATTTTGTTGAAGGTGATGTCGCCAAACCATCTTCTAGGGTTATGCAGAAGTATGTCGATTGGCTTGGAGCTAACCCTGAAAAGGGTGAAAAGCCTTTGCTCGCACCTAAAGAGGTTACAACTGCGCCTTTATCTAACGATGAAATCGCTATCTTGTTGGATCTTTTGGGAACGACTGCGTTAACCATCAGGGATGATTCCCAAAGATTGGAAGCTCAAACAGGTGACTACGAGGTTAGCCAGTCAACCCAAAAAGCCCTGTATCTTCAAGAAGGGCGGTTGAACAGGCTGAGCAAAAAGCTTGAATCATTGGCTTCGTGCAAGTTTGACTTTGACGTTGAGCTACAAACCGTAGTCCCGTTGAATTAGAAGGACAAAGAATTATGGAAGAAGACAAGTACGGAATCGAAATGGAAGGTGACAGCGAAGCTCATGAGTACGCTATGGATTTGATCAGGAACCTTATGGAGATCAGTGCGGAAGAGCTAGATCCCCGCGTCCTGGTCGAAGTCATGATGGTGTATTCGCTTGGTTGGAACATGGCTCATGGCGACATAGAGCTAATGTCTCAACTGCTGCCTCAGGTTTTGGAAAGCATTGAAGATGGTTCTCATGCCAAGATGGCCGAGGTCTTAAACGAGGAAAGGATATGTCATTAGCTACTGAAGACCGATTCAAAACTCGTAAACGCGCCGTTCTGCGGTGCATAGACAAGGTTCGCGATGCGCCAGATGACAACTGGGCTAAGCAGTACTGGCAACAAACGTATCGGAAACTGATGAAAGAGCGAAGGAATGAAGCTAAGGTATTATCAAGAAGAAGCAATTGAAGCAGCACTGCACTGGTTTGATACCCAAGCAACACATCCGTTAATCGTCCTACCTACTGGGGCTGGCAAGACGGTTGTTTTTGCCAACCTCATCAAGCAACTGTTTGAGGCTGAGCCTGACTGCAGAGTCTTGATCCTCGCGCATCGACAGGAGCTTGTCACCCAGGCGGAAGACAAACTCAAGAAAGTATGGCCATGTGCGCCATCTGGAATCCTTGCAGCCGGTCTTCGCCAGTACGAAGTCGATGGTCGTATCGTGATTGCCAGCAGAGACACGCTGGCCACACCCAAGCGGCTGGCTTCTTCTGGCCATTTCGACTACATCATTGTGGACGAGGCCCACCATGTGGCGCCAGACCCGAAGACGCGATACCGCAAGATCTTTGACTACTTTGATGAAGAGCAGTGGACACCGCCCAAGATCCTTGGCGTGACCGCCACCCCTTTTCGTATGGGTCAGGGCTTCATATACGGCCTAGACGGTCAGTTTTTCTCAGGCGTAGCCTACCGCGTAGGCATCCCAGAGATGATCAAGAACGGCTATCTGTGCCGTCTTTCGGCATACAAGGTCAGCGATGACGCTGTGATCGATGCTTCTACCGCACGAGTGAAGTTCAAGGGTGGTGACTATCGTGAGTCAGACATTGAGAAACTGGCCATGGAAGATCAAACCATGCTGTCCATCGTTGCCGATTGGATCGACAAGGCGTACAGCAAGGGCAGGATGAGCAGTGTGTTCTTCTGTATCACAGTGGCCCACGCCGAGAAGATGTGCATGTACTTGCGCCAAGCTGGTATCGAGGCTGCAGTTGTGACAGGTGAAACGCCCCAGGCTCAGCGTGAGGATATACTGGAACGCTTTGAGGACGGCAAGATACACGCGCTGTGTAACGTCGCCGTACTTACTGAGGGTTGGGACGCGCCTCGTACCGACTGCATCGCGCTGCTACGCCCCACCAAATCATTGGGCCTGTACATGCAGATCTGTGGTCGTGGTATGCGGACCTGGGGTGATAAGAAAGACTGCTTGCTGTTGGACTACGGCGAGAACATGAACCGTCATGGCTGCATTGATACAGCTAGACCCGTCACGCCCAAAGATGAAGACAAAGAGAAAGAAACAAAGATCTGGATTTGTGACTCTTGTGTCGCTGTCAACGACATGGACGATAAGACCTGTGTCGAATGCGGCGCACTCAAGCCTGTTCCCGTACAGCAACCCAAACTGTTTGAAGAAGAAGAGAAGGATGCTGCCGCAACTAGGCAAGCTGCTCAAGGATCGGTTCTTTCTGACGAGCTTGATGAACCAGCGCAGAAGCTTGAGAAGATCAAGAACATCGACTTCATTACGGCGCAGAAGAAGAAGTCAAAGAACGGCAACGACTACTTGAACGTTGCGTTTTCTAGCCCTAACGAATACTGGCCACAGAACATGCCCATCATGCTGGGTATGCGCGGCAAAGCAGGCTCGCTTGCAGAGCGTAAATGGCGGGCCCTCACAAACAACTACGCTTGCCCAATCAACATCGATGATGCGGTTGACCAGGTGAACAATGAAAAGGCTTTAAGCCACATCAAACAAATAACTGTAAGAAAAGAAGGAAGGTACTGGAATGTCGTCAGCGTCCATTTTTGATCGGATCGATGAACAAATAGCAGAGAAGGAAGGCCGTAGCCGAGGCCACCTTGGCTTCAGCGGAATCGGTGATGACGATGAGTACAAGCAATGGATGGGCTTCCATTGGTGTTTGCCATCTACCTTTGGAGGCAGGATGCTGCGCCTGTTCGATCTAGGCAACCGCATTGAAGATCAGGTAGTCGATAACATTCGCGATACCGACGTGATATCTATTGCCTCGCACGACAAGGACGGCAACCAATTCCGTGCATCGTTCTTTGGCGGACACTTCGCAGGCTCGTGTGACGGGCTTCTCAAAGGCATATTTCCACCGCCCAGCGAAGAAGTAATCCTGCTGCTTGAGGTGAAGAGCGCCAACGACAAGCGGTTCAAGGAGCTTGTGAAACTGCAGAGTTACGAAGCCTGGAGTGAAACGTATCGATGGCAGATCCACGCTTACATGGGCGCGCTTGGCCTGACCATGTGCATGGTGGTGGTGGTCAACAAGAACAATAGTGAGGTGTACGAAGAGATCATCGACTTTAACCCAGACATTTGGGACAAGGCACAAGCTAAGGCTTATCGCATCATCACCAGTGACGCGCCCGACAAGAGCACACGCATGTCTGAAAAAGACTGGCGCATGAAGAATGAGTCCAACTTGTACCGTGATATCTACTACGGGCGCCGTCTGCCGGAGTCGGTCAACTGCAGAAACTGCAAGAACGTGAAGCCGCTGACTGAATCAAACGGTGCCGTGTGGTACTGCAAGCGAAAGGAGAAGTCTCTGACGCTTCAGGAGCAGCGAGACGGGTGCAAAGATCACATGTGGATACCTGCGCTGGTTAATGCAAATCACCTTCCAGGCAAGAGTACAGACGATTCTGTCGCTTATCAGGTTGGGGTCATGGAATTTTACAACTCAACATCTGAGGTGACGGGTGAGTACCACTACAGCAGCACAGAAATTCGTGAGTTATCAAAAGCAAACTTTGATGCTGGGCTAATGATGACCGGCGAAAGTGTGCGACGTGATTTCCCAGGTAGCTATCTGGACAACGTCGATGAGCGCAAGGTTCCGTTCTAGTCCCAGTCTCTTGGATCTTTGACGATCAGTATCTTGGTGCCAGGGTAGAGGGCTTCGACAAGCTTCTTCTTGAGCGAGAACACTTGGGTAACTACGCCCTTCACGTCCTCTACCACCACCTCGCCATCGCGCTTGTATCGGAAGTCTGCGATGTATGAACAGATCTTCTTGTCTTCGCCGTCCACTGTGATCCTGCACGGGAAGTCCACCTGGACCTCGAGGTCTGTCAGTTCACCTGTGGCCTCGTATCTCTTGAGTATTTTGTATCGCGCCGCTTCAAGCTTGGAGTGCTGGCCCGCTTTGAGGCGCACCCTGTGGTGCAGGTGCAGGTTGTGCAGCAGCCTCTTGTGCGGCCTGTGCTTGAGGTCTGAGCGGCGCTCCTTGGAACTGAGCGTACTGTTCGCCAATGGCCTCGAAGTCTAGAGGATTAGAAAGCTTGTCTTCGTTCCCGCGCAAAGCAATGCTTATTGTCTCGCCGCTTGGGAAGAATGCTTTGAATCGACCCGCCATGACCATGCCTAGGTTTG